TGATCGTGTTGTGCTTCATGGCAATCTGGCTCAGACGAATGAGCACGGCCGCCGACTTGTCTTTCAGCTTGGGAGCATCGCCCTTGCTCAAAATCTGATTGCCGTTCTGATCCACCAACACGGAAACCAAGAAGTCGGCAATGATGCCATCTTGACTCACCTTTGTATCGCCGTTTGCCGTTGCACGATCAGACCACGCCACCTGCTCGGCTCCCGTCATGGTGCGAACGTATACCGTCCCGCCCCACTCGGGAACGTCCACTTCTTTGCGCGGCAGGTCATCGGCACCTAGAATTTGTCCGGCCGTCAACACTCCCATAAATCACCTTTCAGGTTCCGCCCTCTGTAGGGCTTGGTCACACAACATGATTCGATTATCGATCGCTTCCCGATTGATGTCCTCTTCAAACGACGGATGAAGCTGCATTGGGTTTGCCAAGTCTCTACCACGCTGGTAGTAGGAAATCGCCAGATCGTTCTCGCCCATCGCCTGGTATACCTCGGCCAAGACCAAATATCCCCGAGCGTATCTCGGAAACTTCTGGATTAGATGCATTGCCAAATTGATCGCCTTTTGCATCGACCCTAAACGGGAATAAGAATCGGCCAACACAAACAAAAGATATGCGCCGGCCTCGCCGATTAGATCGCCAAACGATGCGTAGTACGCTTCATAATGCCCCAGCGCCTCGGCGTAGTAGTGCGGCCCCATCGCTCGATAAGCTTCGGCAAGCTGTAACGTCGTTTCGCCGATATGCTTTTCCTCCACCATTTGGCGTTTCAGCAAAACCAGATTGCGATGCTGTTTCTCTTCACAGATGTTCGCGTAGTTATCTAGGTGGCAAACGTCGTCATCTAAGTGCATCGCGGCTTCCCGATCCCAAGGATGCGGCTTGTCGTGATAGCGCCCTTTCCATCGCACGCCGTTGCGACGAAAGATGCGCGGCACCCACGCCATGCGACCTTTGCACGCGACCATATGAAGATACAACGAACAACACGTAGCGGCCGTGGCGTTAAGAGCCGGCCGCAGCCCATCCTCAACGAGCCGTTCGTCGGCGTCGATGGATAGAATCCAGTCGCCGGAACACATATCGAGCACTTCGTTACGTGCATCGGCGAAATGGAAATCTTCAATCGACGTGTCGGCGTTGAACCGTTTCGACTGACAAACCTTGTCGGCGTGCTGTCTGGCAACGTCGATCGTGCCGTCCTTCGAGCCCGTATCGAGCACGATAATCTCGTCGGCTACGCTGCGGACAGACCCGAGGCATCCGGCAAGATGCGCCGCTTCGTTTTTGACAATAAGTGGAACCGACAACTTCATCGGACACCGTTACCAGGTGATCGCGCCGGTGAATTTTATGGTTCCGGTTGCCGTCATCACCGACTCCGTTTCGGTGTTGATCTCAAACGATGTCAAAAAGCCGTTTGCAACAGCCGTCTCGGCGTCCGGCCACGTGATCGTCACGGCTTCTGCCGTGGTCGCCGAAAACGGAGTGCCTACCGCTAAGTCGGTATCCCATTGCATCTCGACCGAAAGCTCGCCGGGGTCATACAGATCGCCCGGCATGTAGGTCTTTGCCGCCGTTGTGGCCAAAGTCGTTGTGTCCAACGCTTCTCGGCTGACGCCCGACCACGAAAAACTCGTAGCCGTAGCGAAAAACGACGTACTAAAACCAATCGTTGCCCCGGTTCCCACATCTGGCGTTTTCGCTGCCATAATTCATCCTCCCTATGGTAAAGTCGGCGCCGTCTCCACATGCCAGATCATGAAATCCATGCGTGTGCGAAACGGCCCCTGGTCAGTTGCGTCCGTTGGTGATTCGTGATCGTCCGATTCATCCTGCAACAAACAGGATCGAACGTCTAAACTGTCGTCTCCCATTGCTCCCCTAAACGTGTCCATGTTGTCACGTACCGCTTCTTTCAATGTCTCCAAATCCTCGCTGTCGTCAGCCCAACAGTCGATCTGTATTCTCACCCCAGTCAATGGTGCGCCGCCCCCAAGGTTGTGCTGATGATCGTTACTGATGAGGTGATAAACGATATACGGACGGGACGCCCACGCGGGCGCGACACGCGGATAGATTCGCGTGCTAACGATCGCCGTCACCGCCGACTTGCCGGACAGGTGGTCATAAATGGCGGTTTTCAAGCTAGCCACGTTTCAGCTTCCTTTTCTTGGCGGCTTCCCGTTCGATGCCTTTGCCGATCTCTCTGGCCATGAGTGCATTTTCGGCGGTCTTGTTATGATCGGCAGCGCCACGAACCCAGCGTTTAGGAGGAACGCCTTCCCATCCGTACTCCAAGGCAGACGGATAATATCCGTGCGTAGACTTTTCGGACTTCACATATTCCTTAATACCCAATGATGCTCGCGTCGGTAACGGGATGTACTGCTGCATCCAGTGTTTGCGCCTTTTTCCAGCCGTGACTTTGAGACCCCGCATAGCATTCAATAGTGCGCCGGTTCTAACGCGTATGGGATTGCCGGAGATATTCTCAAGCATCTTTTTGTAAACACGGTTCCCACGCTTACGCATCGCCGATCGCACCACTTTCCAGGCGACCTTCTCTTCCATCTGGTCAAGCTGTTTTTGTAGCGCCTTGTCGCCAAGCATCGAGATTTGTACCATTCCCTTCGGCATTAGGCGTCCTCAATGCACATGCATTCGTGCTCGCGGTTTCGTTCATCGAGATTCAAAACGCTGTCGATGTTCAAGGTCCGCTCACTGTCCGGAGGGTTCGTAAACTGGAAACGATATGACTTCGTATTCAGGCCGGAATAGAACCGCATCCGTACCCGGTGCGTTACGTTGCTGGTCGCTTGTGCCGCTTCCATATACTCCCGGCCCCGCAACGGCTCGACCGATGCCCAACGTGATGCAACGGTATTCCATGTTCGCGTTACGCTTCCATGCGCGCCCCGCGTTTCAGTGACCTTTTGCACATTGATGCGTTGTCTTAGCCGTCCGGCTCGCATCAGCCGAATCCTTTCATGCTGAACTCTGCAAAGATCGCTTCGACGTGTATGGGAATCTGGCCGACGATCGTCCCAACAACGACCGGCTCGCGTGCCTCATACCAGTGTGCGACAAGCTGACGTATTCCCATTTTAATGCCCTCGGGAACATTCGATGCGGCGGCCCCGTAGCCGGCAACGAACGTCACCCGCACCGCGTTCAACTCGGAACGAACGCTTGGCCACACCTCGCCATACGCCGGTTGAATACGCCCAGGCTCCGACGATGTGTCCACCTGATAGCTGGCCGCTGCGAACGTCTGCGCGTCGCCGCTCGTATCGGTGTACGCGATCGACGTGACGGAACTCAACGGCGGCCGGGGAACCTCGATGACCGGAGGGAACGAATCGAGCGTCAGTATCCACGTCGTGTTAATGAACGTGCGCCAGGTCAACACCTCTTCGGCGTATCGACGAGCCGCTGGAATCAGGGCATCCTCTATCAGGTCGTCATCGTCGTGCGAATCGACCCGTAGAAACGCCTTCATTTCCGCAAGCGTGACTGGCTCGACGGTAGGACCAACGCTCAGCCTCAAAGCGGATACGTCAATCATTGCTCACCTCTTCTTGCGAGGCCGCCCGCGTTTGCGCCTAACGGGTTGCACGGCGGATTCCACAACTTGCACAACAGGCGCCACTGCCGGCTCCGGTTCCGGCTTGTTCGGCTTGGCGTCGGGCGCCTCGGCGCGCCCGGTCGCCAACATCTGCTTCGCAATGTGCGACGGAAAATCCCGCACGTCCCCGGCATATCTACCTACCAAAGTGCGTACCAGCATGGATCACCTGATATACAAAACCGCCGTCCCTTTTTTGGTGTCGCCGGCGTTCGTGATATTGATCGTCAAAACGCCATGCGCTACCGACGTGGCCGTTGGCGTAGCCGTTTCCGTGTTGGCGGTGTCACGATTGGCACCAGCAGCCTGCATCACGTCGTAACCTTCGGAGTCGGTTATGGTGATGTCGTAGTCATCGGTTGGCGCAGAAACGCCGTCAGGATCAGTCACCAACGCAAGCACCTGGCCGTAGTATGAATTGGTCGTCACCAAGCTGGCGGCGCCCGCATCGCTCGATGTCCACGTCCACTTGATCTTCTTGACCGGCGTGTGCGTCGATTCCGTTACGGTGATAACAGCAGCAGCCATGACTCATCCTCCGTTAGGTCCAGGCCGTTGCCGTCGCTGATACGATGCCAGTAGCAGCAGCCGCGTCGGTCATGTAGTTCTCAGCAACGTGCATCGCCGTGACGGTGCTGATCGGTTCCGTGTTAGCCTTGTTGCCGCAGAAAATATTGTTGGCGATCACGCCCTCAGAACTGGCGTGCATTTTCATGCACAGACCGGCAGATGCGTCTTGATTGACGACGATGTTGTTAACGATAACCAAGCCAACAGCAGCGGCGGTATTCCCATTGATGAACCCGCCGGTTTTCCAGTCACCGGTGGCAAGGTTTCCGGCGATGATCGTCGCTGTCGATGCGCCGGCCAGCTTGATGCAATCGGTAGCCTCGCCGCCCGTTACGCCATAGAAATGGTTATCGACGATCTTGAGATTGTTGGCAGCCGCCGCCACGCTGATAGTAATCAACATGTCCTCGTCGGTGGCGCTGTCGGCAAAATAGCAGCTATCGACTACGCATCCGTCGGCCGCAGCCTCGATCTCCAGACCGGCCGCCAGGTCGGTAACGCCGCCGATCAAGCGGATGTTGCTCAGCCGACAACCGGCGGCGCCCATAACGATCGTCGCGCCGTCGTCTGTCAACGTAAACGTCGGCCGCTTGTCGCCAATGCCGAGACCGATGACGCTAACCCCGGCAACGTCAATATCGAACAATTCCTCGTCCGTACCGCTGCCGGTTTCAGCGTGCGCCGGTAACACGTAGATCGTGTCGCCACGACTTGCCGTACATTGGCCGATCGCATAGTCCAGCGTAGCAAACGGCGCGCCGGGGTTCTGGCCGTAGCCGGCCCCATCGGTAGCGCCCGTAATGTTGCTGCCGACATAAAACACCTTGCCGGGGGTTTCCGCTACGTCGCGGACGGAAAAGATGCCGCCCGGCTGCTTGTTGACAAAGAGTTTCGTGTCGTTGAGTCCAGTAGTAGCCATATTAGGCTCCTGTGTTGAATTACCCGACCAATACGCCAGTCAGTGCATCGGCCGTTGCGTAGCCGTAAAGGCTCGCGTGTTCATTAACCTCAGCCAACAGGCCGGGGTCCATTCTCTCTACCAATTCCTCCGCAGTATTCCTCTTTGCATCATCTAAGATGCGCCGCGTGAATATCTGCGCGTTGTTCTGTTTCGCTAATTCCTCCAAGTATTCAGCAACGTGCGGATCGCTTACTCCTGGAGTATCAACGACAGTCCATCCCTCGTTTGTGGTCTTGCTTACCGACGACAAAGCACTCTTGATCACTTCGTCGTCACGATCAATGCCAATGTGCCATAACATCTCGCGCACCGTCGGAACATCCAGGGCTTCACATTGATAAGAACACCGCCCCGGGCATGCCTTTTTGATGCACCGATTCCAGTCCACCACTAGCGCCGCCGCACGATCTACGATGTTCTCGTATGTCCAAACGCGAGGACAATACGTGCGGATCGTATCGCGTATCGATTGAACGCTCTTGGGAGACCTCACCTTATCGACCTTGCGAAGGATGCTGTTTCTGTTTGACAAGGAGTCAATGACAGACCACGGATTGCGCAACGTATGCAACACCGGCACCCGACCAGGGAAAAAGGGAAGGAACGCCCAGGCAAGCCAAGAAGATTCGCCGCACTGTGCCGCCTCGTACCATCGCAAACAATCGATGAACGTAGCCGGCGGCTTCATCGTCTGCTCGTGTTCGCAAGGAACATCGAGCATCGACAATAGCCGTGCTGAATACTTCGTAGCTGACCTGGGTGTCCCTGTAACCACGAACCGCACAGCAACATCCTTAGTTGATGATCGCACTAGGCGGAGTCGCTTGCTCGAAACGCTCCTGAATGATCGCCGTCACCGTGACGTAATTGCTGGCATTGCCGCCGGAATCCGTCAACGCGATGCAATCAAACCCGGCGCTGAAATTGGCCGGATCCCATTCGATCACCACAAGCTGATCGGTGGTCACGCCGGTATTGATCACGTACGTCGATGTCGTTGCTCCAGTCATCGACGTTTTGACCAACGCATCCGACGCAGTCCCGGCGTTCGTATCGACCCACACGGGATACGTGCCGGCAATCGCCGCCGCACTCCCGCCAGCAACAGTCGTTGCTTCCAGCATCGACAAGGTTAGGTCAGTATCGTTCGTGCCTTGGTGCTGAACGATGAACCAAACCTTGTGCGCGTTTTTGCAGCAGATGTAATCGTAAGCCACCGCATTGGCCGCAGCCGTCGGAGCCACCATTACAATCTTGTAATTTTCAGGCAATGAAACTGTACTTGCCATGTCGTTTCTCCTTAACTTCTGGTGGCCAACGTGATAAACGGGCTTTGGGTGTTCGTGCCTTTGTACGGAGTCAATGCCGCATTCCAGAGCGGTTGTCCGTCCGTACGATAGACCCATCGAAACACTGTTTCGTCAGTAACGAATTTGACGTGAATCGAACTCGCCGACTGAGCGCCACCCTTGGTGGCCGTCACATACTGCGAACAATCCGCGAGAATGATGTCGCCAACCGTGCCCAACGTGGCGCACTGTTCGATCGGAACGATGGGACGCCCCAGGAGCGTGCCCGCAGGACCGCCGGAAATTCCGCCGGCCGGAACGAACATCGACACGCCGCCGGTGCCAACCGCGTGCGACAACTGGAACAGTTGAGGCCAAACATCCTGATTGATGAACCACACGGCATTACTGAGCGACCTCGCCCACAGCCGGGAATACATCTTCTCGATGTTCTCGGCTACCACGGTAGTTGCCGCCTGCCCGGTTTCTTTCGCAACCGACACAACACAACCGGCGGCGAGAATGCCAAGCGGCTGCCCGGCGCCCGTGCCGTTGATGACGGCATCGTCCAGGAGAAAACCGAACTCTTCGGCAAACCCCTCGGACAAGACCGTTTCCAAGGCGGTGGCATCCTGCAACAGCTCATCAGTGGCGTAGCACAAACCGATCAGCTTTTTCAGGTTCAACTCCATCTGACGAAACTTCGGAGCGCTGGCAGTCTTGGTCCCGGCTTCGTTCAACCAGTACCCGCGAATCCCGCCCCACCGACTGCCGGCTACCCGGCTCGTCTCATTGATGGCGTTGATCTTCACACCGTTGCTGTTGCTCGAAATCGGAATGTTCCGGCAACGATTCCAGACTTGGCCGGTATCGTGCATCTTCTTTTCCAGGCCGGCCGCCAGGTCGGTCTGTACCAGGAACCCGCCGTCGGACGGCAGGCCCTCGGACATGCCCGTAGCCGCACCGATGCGGAGCCGGGGATCGTAGTTCATGCCGTTGGTCTGCTCGTAGGCCACGATGGCCATGAGATTCTCGCCAAGCGACTCGAAACGATCCGGCTGTTTCCGGCCTTCACGGTCGGAAACTTCCCGCGCCGTCGGCGCGTTAATGTCGGAAACCGTAGTATCAAGATACTTTTGACGGTCAAGCAACCGCTGCTCGCGGTCGATTTTTACGAGATTGGCGTTGTAGCGATCCTCGTGGGCCGCATACTCTTCCGCCTGCTTCTCGTCAAGCTCGCCGTCGTTCTCTTTTTCGGCAGCATCGAGAATCCCGGTCATCTCTTCTTGAAGCGCGGTATTCTCCCGCTGCAATTTCTGGAGTCTATGCATCGATAAACCTCCACAGGTTGCGCCCCCCAGCCGCTACCGCGTGAAGGTTTGGGACTTGTAAAAACAAAAGCGGACGAAAAACCGCCCTTGTTCTAAGGGTATTTCTCGTCCGCTGCCGCGTGACTTGAAACTATGTTCTCAACAATGCGCGTGACCGCCGAGGCGTACCACACGTCGAACTATTCTATCGGCCGCACCCAGCCTGTCAAGGCCATCCTTCGCCTCAAAATCCCCGCTTTTGGGCCAATCCTGGGGGTTTTCACCGATCGGCGAACGTCCGCCATGAACAAATCCAGGCTCGCCACGCTGTCAGCTAGGCCCAAATCCACCGCCTTCTGGCCGATGTAAGTCCTCCCATCCGCCAGCCGGCGGACCGCCGCAGGCGTCATCTGCCGACCCTTCGATACGGCTTGCAGAAAGTGGGAATTGAGATCGTCCACCAACTCCTGAGCATAGGCTAGTTCTTCGTCGGTCACCTCAGTGCCCGGCACGAATGCGCCTTTGAACGCGCCCGAACTCACGACGTGAACCTTGATCCCCGCCTGGGCGTGCGCTTCCGATGAATCCCGGATAACGCCGATCGTCCCGAGGCTGCCCACCTCGGCCGTGGCGTTTACGGTAATAGATCGGGCCTGCGAGGCGACCCAGTAGGCCGCACTGGCAAGAAGATCTTCACCGTAAGCGTAGACCGGCTTTTTCTTGTTAGCCGCTCGAACGTCCGCAGCGAGCTCGGCTGTACCGGCGACGGTCCCTCCGGGAGAGTCAATGTGTAGGACGATCGCCTTGGCAGAATTATCATCACCTGCCTCCCTGATAAGTCGGCGAGTCCACACGCTGGACGTACCGCCGAATTTGGAATCCCCCTTAGACATATGCCCCTGTATTGGAACGACGGCAACGCCGCCCTCTTCTATCGCATAGGAATACCGCTCGGCATCCCGCTTGGCCGCCTCGATCATCGGATACTGGCCGGCGTTGACCAAAGCAACCGCCTGGGCCATCCACCGCGATTCTAGCATCCACGGCCCCATGTGCTCGGCAGCGCACGACGCCTGCTTGTGCCGTCGCTCCCATTGCGAATTGCAAAAGGCGAATCGCTGATCCTGTTCGGGGAAATCCTTCTTGGCTTCATCGTCGCCCATGCAGCGCTCGATAAATTCTTGTTTCGTTTCGTTCTTACGTGGTGTCGGCATTGCAA